TAACCTTACATAATATTGATGATACGTTATTAACATATTTAAATGACAGAATTCGTCCGTTGGTATCGCAAGACGGAAAACCAGTTAAAGTACCTATCATCTACGGTAATCCAGAACGTTGGAAAAGTGTACAAAAAGATGGTGTATTTCGTGATACGAAAGGTAAGATTCAATTACCATTGATAATGATAAAACGAAGTAGTATGAAAAAAAATACAAAACTTAATTCACCTATTAACAAATATTTGGAACGAGAATTTGAAACGGGGTGGAATAAGTACAATCCATACGATAGATTTGCGGCGGTCAATGGTATAAAACCCGTAAAACAACGAATCGCAACCATAACACCGGATTACTTTGATTTGGTTTATGAATGTATTGTTTGGACAGAATACGTAGAACAAATGAATAAACTCATAGAACAAATTTCATTTGAAGACGACGAATTCTGGGGTGAGAGAAATCGATATAAATTCAGAACGAAGATTGATGAATATAAAATAGATAATACATTACCAACTAACCAAGATAGATTGGTAAAAACATCATTTAGTTTAAACGTTGCGGCATACCTCTTACCAGAACGAATGGTCGATAAATACGGAAAACTAATGCAAACTTCACAACAGAGATTTACTGTTAAAAAAGTCGTTACTTTTACAGAGGTCGAAACCGACTAAAACTGACGTTTGGCAAAAATAATCTATATTTATGATACGAGTAGTAATATAAACTGTAAGGAGGTTTTATGAGTGAAACTGTTAAATTAACAGACGAAGAAATTTCTTCGGTGAAAGATTTAAGAGAACAAGTTATAGCTGTAATTTCCAGTGTAGGACAAACAAAATTGACAGTTGATCTCTTAAAAGACGAAATAACAGAATTAGAAAATAAGTTTGTAGAACAAACAGCTGTATATAAAAGTTTGTTAGAGCAAGAAAAGACGCTTATTAATGGGTTATTGGAAAAGTATGGTGTAGGTTCATTAGACATCGATACCGGTGTTTTTACCCCTGAGAAAAAATAAGTAATATTGGAGATTCCGTATGGCAGAACGCATTGTTAGTCCTGGCGTTTTCACACAAGAACGTGACCTTAGTTTCTTAGAACAAGGTATTTCTGAAATCGGTGGGGCATTTATTGGACCAACACCAAAAGGTCCGGCATTTATCCCAACGATTGTTGAAAGTCAGCAGCAATATGAAAATATATTTGGTACCCCTGATAATAAATCGTTCCTTGGCCTTACGGTAAAAAACTACCTCCGTGAATCAGGACGAGCAACTGTTGTTCGTGTACTCGGATTGGATGGGTATGACGCAGCAATTAACACTTCTGCATTACTATATGCAACGGGGTCGAGTGGTTCATATTTGTATGCAGTAATTCACCCAACAACATCGGGTAGTACACTCACAAATATAACAGCAACAGGTCCGGCATCAAACTTCGCATTGACACTTGGTTCGGGATCAATTTTAGTAAGTTCCAGTGGATTGAGTACAACAACTACCGCTGCATCATTCGTTGGTAGATATCTTGGATTTGGACCAGACGGTACACGTAGAGGATATATCTATTCAATATTCCCAGAAGCAGTCACTGCGGCTGGTGCACAAGTTAGTATGTCAGCTGCAACAAGTTCAGCAGCATTAAATCTTTCTGGTAGTACTTTCGGATCTTATAACAATGCAAGTACACCATACATCCAATCACAAACATTGGGTGGACAAAAAATTAATTTGTTTAAGATACACACATTGTCTGATGGAAACGCTGCAAATAAAGATGTCAAGGTTTCTATCATCGGTCCAAAGAAAGGACAGTTTGATGGTGATTGGGGTACATTCACATTAGTGGTAAGACAATTCACCGATACAGATCAACGTCCTGTTGTTTTAGAACAATACGATAACTTGACAATGGACCCAGATAGTCCAAACTATATCGCTCGTAGAATTGGCAACAGTGCTCCATACGACGATACCGTTACTGGTGAACGTTACTTCCAAGGTGAATTTAAGAACGCTTCTACCTACATTCGTGTAGAAATGGCACCTGGCGCAAACGATGTTCCTACGGACGCTGTACCATTTGGATTTGCTCCGTTGAGTACACCAGTTGGTACTAATATTAGTGCATTGATTGGACCGTCATTCTTAACATCATCGTGGATATCAGGAAGTACTCGTGGATATAGTACACAGGCAATTCGTAATAATTATGAATTCTACGGATTTGTATATTCCGATGCATTGAATACAAACATGTCATACTTGGCACCATTACCAAGTGGTTCTACTACACTAGGTGATACATACGCATTTAGTTTGGAAAATCTCCCATCAAATGAATTGTATGATGAAAGTGGAAATGCGGTAACATCGAATTTCTTAGATTACCCATCGGTAACAGACGAATTGAAGTTTACAATTCCGTTCCAAGGTGGATTTGACGGCGACAACCCAGCTCGTTACATCAATATGTACGAAGGTATTACTGCCGCAAATACACAAGGATTCAATTGTCAAACGGGCATTAGTGATGGTTCGAAGGCTTATAAGAAAGCTTTAGATAATATCGCAAACCCAGATGTATATGACATCAATTTGTTGGTATTACCTGGTATCGTATATGAACTCCACCCATATGTTGCAAACTACGCATTGAATATTTGTGAATCCCGTGGTGATTGTTTCTATATCATGGACATTGCACAAGCAAGTTCAACAATTACAAGTGCAGTTAACTTGGCAGCATTGTTAGATACTAACTACGCTGCAGCATACTTCCCGTGGATTCGTGTACTTGACGATAATATCAATCGTTTAGTATTCGTACCACCTTCGGTATCGTTGCCAGAAGTATACGCATACAATGATAACGTAGCAGCGGAATGGTTCGCACCAGCAGGTTTGAATCGTGGTGGTATTCCAGGTGCAGCAGGTGTTCGTACACGTTTGGCACAACCACAACGTGATATCCTTTATGAAGGAAAGGTCAACCCAATCGCACAGTTCCCAGGACAAGGTATCTGTGTATGGGGTCAAAAGACCTTACAACGCCGTAAGTCAGCACTTGACCGTGTAAACGTCCGTCGTTTGTTAATTGCGGTTAAGAAGTTCATCGCAAGTGCATCACGATTCCTCGTATTCGAACAGAACGTCGAATCAACCCGTCGTCGTTTCTTGAACATCGTCAATCCATATTTGGCAAATGTCCAAGAACGTTCAGGTCTGTACGCATTCCGTGTCATTATGGATGAAACCAATAATACACCTGATGTAATTGACCGCAACATTTTGGTTGGTCAACTGTATCTCCAACCAACAAAGACTGCTGAATTCATCAAACTTGAATTCAACATTCTCCCAACAGGTGCTACATTCCCTGGGGCATAATTAAGTTATATTTTTACCTTATCGACTATTTATAGTTAAATCTGTTAGGAGATACAAATGGCAAACAACATAGTAGCCGAAAATGAAATTTTCTTTACAGCGTTTGAACCAAAAGTCAAAAATAGATTTTTATTGTTGATTGAAGGTGTTCCGGCGTATCTTGTTAAGAAAGTAGCTCGTCCGGTATTACAACAAGAAGCAATCAAGTTACCACACATTAACACCGTTCGTTTCGTCAAGGGTGTTAGTGTGTGGCAGACGATGGAAATGACCCTCTATGACCCAATTGTACCATCAGGTGCACAAGCAGTTATGGAATGGGTACGTCTCCACCACGAATCGGTAACGGGTCGTGATGGTTACGCAGAATTCTATAAGAAAGATTTGACACTCCAAGTTCTTGGACCTGTTGGTGATAAGGTTGAAGAATGGATTATCAAGGGTGCACAAATCACCAAAGCTGATTTTATGGGATTGGAGTGGACTGATAGTGGTGAAGTTGCAGAAATCACGTTGACAATTCAACCAGATTACTGTGTATTGAACTACTAATAGTAGTAAAATAGAAGATGTTGTCCCACTGTCTTATACTTATATAGAGTATATTTGGCAGTGGGACACTTCTATTTTGGGTATATTATATGGCAGAACTTACTGAGTTTAATGTAGGTCAAGGTGAAACATTTCGTGTAGCGGCCACCATAATAAGTGATAGTGGGAGTATCCCATTTAATATAACAGATTACTCATTTGAAGGTCAGGTACGAGAAAATTATACTACCGATGAAATCGCAGCCACATTTAGTGTAACAAAACTTACACCGTACAATTCAGGTAGTATTATAATTGAATTATCACCCGATCAAACTATTAATTTAACACAAAGAAAATATGTGTATGATGTCAATATGACTAGTGGATCGATTGCGCCAATTAAAAGAAGAATACTGGAGGGGCAGTTTACAATCCGTCCTACTGCTACGAGATAATGGATGAGTGGTTCGATTAACATTGGTATACCAGATATAACTGTTGTAATCAGAGAAAATACGGATGCGAATAAAGTTTTATTAGATACACCGAATATTAGTGTTACTGTCCAAAAAGGACCTGATTACAATGTAAACATACAACCCAGTTCTTTAGTTGTTCAAAGAACGGGGTCTTTGCCGTTAATAGCGGTTTCTGCATATAGCTCCGCATTCGCACAAACGGCATCATTCGCATTAAACGCGGGAGAAGGAACTGGATTCCCATTCAGTGGTTCGGCAGTTATTACAGGGTCACTACGTGTATTAAATGCAGCCAATATTGGAGGAATTACTGGTTCTTTACAAGGTACTGCCAGTGTCGCAAGTGGAATCGACATAATATTTGCGGGTAATTATCGAACAGGAAGTGAACCACCCGTCATCATAACACCCAGTGGAACATTTTCGTATGTAACTTACGCAGAAACGGCAGCATATTTCGCGTCCGATGCTGTTATAGAATCCGCAAGTTACGCTGGATTTGCACAAACAGCCTCATATTTTTCTGGTGAGTTGGTTGTATCCAGTGCGAGTTACGCTACTACCGCATTATTTGTTCTACAAAATCAATTCACAGGATCATTTACCGGATCATTTTACGGGACACTCTCAGGATCGGTAGAAATTCCCGAAGACGGACTCTTAATATTAAAACCGAGAAATATCCCAGCAGAAGTGATAGTAGGTGCAGTATTTCTTTCTACATCAGGTGAACTGTATTTAGGAACATAATTATAATACTTATATATTGATAGTTGTATCTATTGGAGATTGCTATGGCATCGTGGCGCAAACTGTTAGTATCTGGATCCGACGCAGAACTAAATTCATTGAATGTATCAACAGGAGGTATATCTGTTGGTGGAAATCAGATTATATCATCAAGTCAAGTTGGAACTAAACTAACGGGTTCGTTTAGTGGATCATTCACAGGTGACGGAACAAATTTAACAGGTGTTGCAACGTCACTTAATATTGCGGGTACATCTGGTACCGATGCCGTAAATCTCAAAACAGATACACTGACGTTTAGTGGTAATAACGGTGTGACTACTGCGGTCACCAATAATCAAGTTACCATATCCATTCCCAGTGGTGTTGTTTCCTCATCCGCACAGTATCCTGGTTGGGTCACTTCATCATCCCAAATAGATTATAACAATATACAAAACAAACTATCTGGAGTAGTCTCTAGTTCTACCCAAGTTGCGACATTACTTCCAGCAAATACTGTATCGTCATCCACTCAAGTTAAAGCGTTTTTACCGGATGGAACAGTATCTAGTTCTGCACAATATCCTGGGTTGGTCACAGCGTCAAGTCAGATTAATTTTACTCAAATACAAAATACTGCGAACATAGTTTCAAGTTCTACGCAAGTTGCAAATCTATTACCTGCAAATACAGTATCGTCATCTGCACAAGTAGTTAGTTTTATTAATGGGCAAACAATTACACCATCGGTAATTAGTGCAACAACAATTTCAGGATCAACTATCAGTGGTTCATTTGTTGGTGATGGTTCCCAACTCACTGGTGTTTCTGCAACAAACGTAGAATATGTAAACGTATTAAATAAACCAACATTAGTATCCTCATCTACACAAATTGTTTGGTCGCAAGTAAACTATAACACAGGAATTGTCAGTAGTTCTACACAAACTGTTGCGAATATTTCAGGACAAGCAATTGCACCGTCCACAATTAATGCATCTGGACCAATTACCGGCGCATCATTACAAATAATTGGAAATGGTACGGTTGGTGGTAACTTAAATGTTACTGGAACAATCACCGCAACATCGCAGTCTATTCAATATGTAAGTTCATCTCAGTTTAATGTCGCAACAAATAGAATTATTGTTAACACAGATAATTCATTACGATTTGGTGGATTAACCGTTATCGATTCTGGATCACTTGGTAAATCAGGATCACTTTATTGGGATAGTGTTAATGACCGTTGGTTGTACGAAGATGTCTCCGGAGGAACATACACCAGTGCAATCCTCATTGCGGGTCCAAAGAATACAGGAGCAACTGGTGATGAACGGGGATTACTAACAGGACGAATTCCCGTAGCAAGTGGTGATGACCACATTGATACGGCAGCAGCATCTAGTTCATTACGTGTTGATTTCCCATCACGACTAACACACGTTGAAGCCGGATTATTCATCACGGGTAACTTGACAGCAAATGGTACAGTAACACTACAAGATATTCCATCAAGTAGTGCACAAATTAAAACGTTACTACCAATTGGTACAGTTACCAGTTCGGCACAATATCCGGGATGGGTAACGTCATCAGCACAAATTGTGTGGTCACAAGTAAACTATAATACAGGTATAGTTTCTTCATCAACACAAGTGCAAACATTGTTACCAGTGGGTACAGTATCCGCATCATCACAAGTTAATTTTACGCAGATACAAAATACGGCAAATATTGTTTCTTCCTCAACACAATTTAATTCGTTAACCGCACCATTCACGGGATCGTTTACAGGATCGTTTAGCGGTGATGGTAGTGGATTGGTAAATATCGGCGCAGCATCATTACCACCTGGCGTAATATCATCGTCCACGCAGGTAATCAACAGTATACAAAACCAAACAATAGCACCATCGGTAGTAAACGCAACCACGATTACCGCAACAACAATTTCTGGTTCAACTATCAGTGGTTCGTTTGTTGGTGATGGTTCACAACTTACTGGTATCGCAACTACACTAGCAATTAGTGGTTCAACGGGTAATGATGTTGTTAATCTCAAAACCGATGCGTTGAGTTTTGCTGGAACCAACGGTATTACAGCAACGGTTACCAATAATACGGTAACAATTAATTTACCGGTTGGAACGGTATCCAGTTCAGCACAAGTTGTCAATTCACTACCGGCTGATACGGTATCTAGTAGTACACAAGTTAAGACATTCTTACCGGTTGGTACAGTATCTAGTTCGGCACAATATCCTGGATGGGTCACTGCATCAAGTCAAGTACAATTAGCAAGTATCACAGGAACAACCTTTGCAGCTGCAAACTTCACATTCCCACAAAATCTAACGGTTAGTGGTGATCTCTTTGTTGATGGTACAACCACAACCATTAATACAACAAATTTAAATATTGAAGATAGATATATACTAGTTAACAGTGGGTCTATCCTCGGCGCACCTGCACAGGGTGGTATCGTAGTACAAGATGGTGCAGGATTTTCTGGATCGGCAATGTTGTATAGTACTGACAATAGTAAGAACCGTTGGGGTGTTGCTGAAAACGTGGCAGGAAACGCCGCGTCCGCAATACAGACTGCATATGTTGCAACGGTATCTGACATGAGTATTACCGCACAAGCAACGGCAGTAGCAACATACGAGAAACCAGGAAATATCAAAGTTGATACCAACGGTGATATCTATATATGGGCATAATAATATAACGAGGTAAATATGGGTCTTATGGAAAAGATTGTGTCTAAGTCTACGAGTAGTACTGCTAACAAACTCACAGCAGAAGAATACGAATTTTTATTTGTCTTAATAAGAAATTCAACATTCAAAGGTGAAAATTTAGAATTGATATATAATCTTACTTTGAAATTACAAGAAGAATATATTCAATTAAAAAAATAAAATTTAGAATTTTTTAAAAATTCATTTGTCGGCCTCTATTAAGAGGAAGTGGGCAATCATATTGTTACCAACCACAAAGGAATGTATAAATGCCGAATTGGAAGAAACTGGTAGTATCGGGTTCCGATGCTAATTTAAATTCATTAATTGTAAGCGGTGCTATATCCGCATCTAGTATAACCGCATCCGCATTTAAGGGTGATGGTAGTCAACTCACAAATATTAATTCGGCGTCATACGCGTCTACCGCATCTAATATCAATGGTGGGGTAGTAGATTATATTCCTTTGTGGAAAACAGAAACATCATTATCATCTAGCTTATTATATCAAACGGCATCAAGTGTCCTCTTAGGAGCAACCACACAACATACTCCAGAAGCTCCAGATCGATTTGGGGTATTTGCTGGAGTTACCGACTCATATAATTTAATTTCGGCGCATGGGGAAATTGATAGTTATCTTCAACTAAATGTCAAAAATTTCAGTGCGGGAAATACCGCATCATCCGATATTGTGGCAACCGCGGATACAGGAACAGAACTCGCGGGATTCATCGACTTGGGAATTAATAGTAGTACATATTCGGTGGATGGTGGAATTGGTGGACCGTTGGATGCATATTTGTATACAACTGGTAGTGATTTACTAATTGGTAATTTGTCACCGGATAAAAAAATTATATTATTCACTGGTCCTGGAAACGCTACAAATAACGCTAGAGTATTTATAGATCCCACGGGTAGTGTTAATATAAACACTAACGAAATAACACCAGGCGCACCTGATGCCCTCCGTGTACGCGCTGTACCGTTTACAACTACATACAATGTTATTACTGCTATTGGTGAAGTAAACGGTTACGCACAAATTAATATGAAAAATACAGGGTCAGGTGATTCTGTATCCAGTGATATCGTTGCTACGGCAAATAATGGGGATGAAACTACCAATTACGTAAACATGGGAATCAATGGTGACAGTTATGCGGGAACTATTGGTGGACCAAATGATTCTTATGTGTATTCTACGGGTGGTCACTTACATTTAGGTGCAATTGATGCCGGTGAAGAAGTGATGATATTCGTGGGTAGTGATAATGTTGCCGCTTCTACGAAATTAACGTTACGTGATAGTAATCAACATACATTATCGGGTTCATTAGACATCACCGGAAGTGTAAAAATTACGCAAGATTTAACGGTTGGTGGAACCATTGTTGCGGAAAAATTTATTGCGGAATATGTAACCTCATCGGTCATTTACGAAAGTGGGTCTACAAAGTTCGGTGATACGGTGGATGATACACACCAATTTACAGGATCATTAAGTGTACAAGGAACCATCAGTGGAAGTCTTATTCTTCCAGCCGGAGTAGTTTCCAGTAGTGTACAAATTAATACTGGATCATTTACTGGATCATTTACGGGTTCGTTACTGGGAACGAGTAGTCTTGCGTTAACTGCACTTACTGCATCATACTTTGATGGGTTCATTACGTTCCCAAGTGGATTGGATGTTACAGGATCATTGGTTGTCACAGGTTCGCAACGAACAATAGGAAATCAAATCATAACAGGTTCATTAACACTATCTAGTAGTGCACTTGTTGAATTACAAGTTATCGGTGATACGGAAATAACGGGTTCGTTGAGACTGGCATCAGGGGGAATTACAGGAAGTTTGTTGGGAACCAGTAGTTGGGCAAATAATGCAATTAGTGCAAGTGCTGCAACCACGGCGTCATATGCACAGACTTCATCGGTTGCTATTTCATCATCGTTTGCAACATCGGCAAGTTGGGCGCCAAGTGTTGGTGGTGGAAACTCATTCGGGACTATATCAGTTGCAGGACAAAGTGATGTAGTAGCAGACCAATCAAATGATACGTTAACATTGATTGCTGGTACGAATGTAACCATTACAACCGATGCATTAACTGATACCATAACAATTAACGCCGTTGCGAACTCTGCATTCCCGTTTAGTGGAAGTGCAATAATTACTGGTTCATTGTTAGTGTCTGGATCTGGTGGGGTATCAGCAAGTTCAGCAAATATTGCTAGTATCACTGGTTCCTTATTGGGTAGTAGTTCATTTGCTACAACCGCGTCATATGCAACAACTGCTTCATACGCACCAATATCTTTTATAGATAATTTAGTAACGGTGGGTTTACCTGGAAGTGACACACAGTATAATTCAATTAAGTCTGCTGTAGACAGTATTACCGATGCAACGGCAGCAAATACGTACACGGTACGTGTATATCCCGGTGTGTTCATCGAAGATACTATTACGTTAAAGCCGTATATTGCAATCAAGGGTGATTCTTCAACTTCTACGATTGTTTCTGCATCAAATCCTGCAAATACCATTTTCGTCATGGCCGACCAAACAATGGTCATCGATATGCAGATACAAGGGTCTACCGCAGCAAATACATCGGCGGTAGTATACTCTTCACCAACGACACCGCAAACAAATGCAATTGCGTATGTAGAAAACGTTCGATTTGGCACCAACTATACCAACGCAAAAGTTGTGGGTAGTGGAAGTAGTGGAAATTGTATCCTTCAATGTTCTAATGTTAAATATGGCGGATTTACATCGGGAAGTAAATCATTTGATGTAGGATTCTACGTTACATCTGGTTCTGACGGCGGTATTGGACGTATGCAATTACGTAATGTTACCTCTACAAACGGTGGCGTTGCAGGAACCGATAATGACCAAATATTTGCACTAGCCGACGCTCCGGGATGTACCTTCATTGTCAATGGATGTCTGTTAACCCGTGCAACAGGTGCAGCACGAGGAACAGGATTCAAAGTATATAACGGTGGACAACTCCGATTAACTGGTGTCAACTTCCAACGTTGGATTCGTGGTATTTGGGCACCACAAACAGGATCAGCACCAAGTATTGATGCCATTGCTCTAAACTTTGAAAACTGTACGACGGACGTATTAATTGAACATACTGGATCGTTGGGTAAAGTACAAGGTACTGACAATTTCTTAAAAACACAAATTGCTTTAAATGCTCCACTATACGAAGTGGGACAAGACCCACGAAAGATTGTAGTAGCAAAGAAAGGTGGAGATTTCACCTCTATCAGTGCATCGGTGGCATATATCACCGACTCATCTGAAAATAATAGATATATCATTGAAGTCGGACCTGGTCAATTTACCGAAAGTGAAATTGATTTAACTAATAAACCATATGTCAGTATATTTGGTTCGGACATTCAAGCCACAGAAGTAATTGCCTCTGGAAGTAATCATAATATCTTCAAACTCGGTAATACGAGTGAAGTATCATTTATGACACTGCGAGGTTCCGGTGTTGGGTGTGCGGCATTTGATGCAACTGATTTGGCGGGGTTTGCTCTCGTCCATAAGATATCCATTTATGATTGTGATTACGGTGTTAAAGTAATTGGTAATACAGCAGCAACATCATTCTTCGGTGAATATGTTGATATGAATGGAACATTCAGTTATGGTACGTATGTATCATCAAGTAACGGTACCGTGGTTGATGCTAATATGGAAAACTACTACTTGTTTCCATCGGCAAGTGCTGTTATTGGTAATTATGCAGCGGGACCAAGTGCAAGTTTAAGTTTATATGCGGCAAAGTTCCAAGGTGACGGTACAGCAAATTCCACGGCAATACGAATGGAAAATGGGTCTGTATTAGAAGCCGCCGCAGTAGACATTCAAACCCCTGACTATGGACTAGTTATCCCAGCAGGAGGAATTGGGCCAGAATTTAGAATTGTCGGTGCCATGATTCACGACGCAGGTACCTATGATTTTGATATTCAAAATTCATCAACTCGTGGACGGTACCAAGGTGTATCTGACCATACAAAAATTAATAATAATAGTCAAGATTTCTATTGGAATTTCTTGGACGATACAGACGGTGAAAATGACGTAACTCGTAAATTGTCCGTCACCTTTGCTGACGGTACGCATACGGACGCAACAACCCTTATCTTTAAGGGTTCACCAATGGGTGTCATGCAAGGTGGGACTATTACTACTGGAAGTGGATTTGGTATTACTGCGGCAAGTGGATTCGGATACTTACAAGATACTATAGATACGGATGTATACAAGAGATTGGATTGGGTTGATGGTTCTCTTACATTAACGGCAAATTCCAATAATTACATTTACATTACCGATACGGGAACATTAACATCGGGCGGCACAATTCCTGATAATGAAACAAATATTATCCTTGGAAGAGTTGTCACCAACGATACGACGGTAGAATTTATTGACCAAACGTTGTATAACGGTGAGCACATGGCTAATAAGCTTTCTACGTTTAATAGAAAAGCCTTGGGACCAGTATTTGCCGCAGGATCGACGGTAACAGAAAACGTAACCCCATTCAAGTTGGATGTTACACAAGGAACCTATTTCTTCTCGGAAAATGAATTTACTCCAATAGGAACATCGTCTATAAATCTCACACAATATTATCCAAGTGCATCGGTATGGGGACGATATACGTCATCAATCGTTCCAAATAACACATACGCATCGGCAAGTATATTGGCGGCAATGTCCTCGTCGTATTACACTAAACATACAGTATACTTGGTGGGTGATGGTGCTGATGAAAAATATTTCTTAGTATTAAATAGTAATCAATATTCTACCCTCGTTGAAGCAGAAAATGCCAACCTACCATCTATTCCATCGTATTTTAACGATGGCGTGGTCCCGCTGGCGGCAGTATATGTGCAATCGGGGTCAGCAAATATTACGCAAATTCAAGATATTCGTCCAATCATCGGATTTAGAGCAGCCGGTGTAAATGCTTCATCTGTTCACGGAAATCTTTTAGGATTAGATGCGGATGACCATACACAGTATTTATTAGTCAATGGTGCTCGCGCAATGGCAGGAACGCTGTCATTGGGTGGAAATAATATCACGAATGTGGGTACCATGTTTGGGACCGCAAGTTGGGCAAATAATGCAGTGAATGCAATCACAGCAAGTGCGGCAACCTCTATCACGTTTATTCCAGCATCCGCTTCCTATGCACCAACTATACTTCCAGCAGGAACGGTATCTAGTTCTCTACAAATCAATACAGGTAGTTTCAGTGGATCATTTATTGGTCGCCTCACTGGTTCATTACTAGGCACAAGTAGTCTTGCACTCACCGCATTTACTGCATCATACTTTGACGGATTTATTACCTTCCCAAGTGGATTGGATATTACAGGATCGTTAATTGTCACTGGTTCCCAGACGATCACGGGTTCTCTTAATGTGATACGTGGTGGAATTACCGGTTCCTTGTTAGGTAGTAGTTCATTTGCTACGTCTGCTTCATGGGCACCGAGTGCTGGTGGTGGAATTACATCCATAACGGCTGGAGATGGATTAACGGGTGGCCTCATCATATCTACCGGAACTATTACATTAGACACCGGATCTACGCATTTCTTAGACGGAGTGAAAAAAGAATTAAATACAGAAGGCGTGATATCTTCTTCTACACAAGTTAATTATACTCAACTTCAAAATATTCCAGTTGGTATAGTTAGTAGTTCTGCTCAAGTAACCGCGTTCTTGCCTGTTGGCACAATATCTAGTTCTTTACAAATAAATACGGGATCATTTACTGGATCATTTATAGGAGTGTATACTGGTTCATTATTTGGAACCTCTAGTTGGGCAGGAAGTAGTAGTGTGGCTATTACCGCATCTGCTGCAACGTCGATTACATTCATTCCAGCCTCTGCGTCATTTGCTACTACTTCATCATTTGCATCAAATGTTTTGCGCTCCAAGGCAGGAAGTATTGCAAACACATCATTTACCGGCAATCCACGAAAAGCACCCGTAAACTTCTCTACGGCATTTGCAAATACCAATTATGCCGTAGTCATTACGGGGGAAGATGCTCGCTCATGGACCGTCGAAGGAAAAGTGGTAGGAGGCTTTACCGCAAGTGCAAATAGTAATACCGGATTAAGTGGCACTACGTATTGGATTGCAACGGCATATGGAGAATCATAATTTATGGCAATATTTTACACAGATACAGGTAGTTTTAATCAAATAGAGGTCACGGGCAGTACAATATTGTCAGGGTCATTGATTGTTTCTGGTACAACAAATTTTGGGCCTTCTGGATTAACCGGTTCTTTGTTTGGAACGGCTAGTTATGCAAATTTGGTACAACAGCTTTCACTGGAACAAATTAATGGGGCAATCGGTGGAGAAGAAATAACTCCGTTCACGGTAACTGCAACTGAAATATCTGCGTCATTCGTTAAAGTTGTTGCCCCTGCACCAAATTTTGTGGCTATGATAACCACTGGTTCACACGAAATAACCGGAAGTATATTTGCAACCACTGTCGTGGCAAATCAACTTACCGGCTCGTTCACGGGGTCATTTACAGGACCATTGATTGGAAGTGCAAGCTGGGCATCTAGTTCTATCTCAAGCTCGTTTGCTACTACGGCAAGTTTTGCACGTTCGTCCTCATTTGCACCAACGATATTACCAAGTGGCCTCATATCAAGTAGTACGCAATTTAATACCTTTACTACACCATTCACCGGCTCGTTCACCGGCTCGTTTAGCGGGTCGTCAGATAGATTCAGTCCCGCAGCACTCCGTATCACGGTGGGAACTACGGCCCCATCAAGTCCTGCGGTGAATGATTTATGGGTAGATACTAATTAATAGGATATATATATGAGCTTACTTGCACAAAAAATTGGGGAATTAGTAGACGAGGCACGGTCAACCCCGAATGTACCAATACTATTTAGAGATTATATAGATGGTGAATTGTGGAAAATTATTATTACCTACGATGACAATGATATTCCGCAATTTAGTATTAGAGTAATACGTAGAGACACTTTATAATAGGAATTTGCTATGGCGTTACGAACGAAAACAATTGAATATGCATTTCCATTTAGCTCAGGATCAGTGGGAAGTGCCACGGCACGAACCTATACACCAATAACCGTCAATATTCCAGAAACCACGAGTAGAACGTTTCGCAGTGTTATTGTAGATTTTTCGTGTTTAGATGGTGGTTCCGCTGGAGCAAGTGCCACGGTAATATCAACGGGTGTACAAATTGGCGCAGTTGCCGTCAGTACCAATACCGTCACGCAAACTATTACGAATAGTGGTGAAAATCAAAGTTTTCATACTCTGCGCGATGCAACCGCATATTTCCAAACAAACTTTACGGGCACAAGTCAAACGGTAACCGTCAGTATGACCCATACAGGAAATGCAACACAAAATGCATCGGCAAAAATTATTATTACCTATGAATACGATGATAGTGCGGCAACGACTCGTATTAAAACTGTTAAAATACCCATCGACGGAAACAACGGTGATTTAACTGCTGCATATGTGAACGTTGGTGGATTAGCAAATCAAATTCCCGCATTGGATACGTTTCTACCCGAAGCAAGTAAAGTCTACCGAAATATATTCTTTGAAATGTTAATGCATACTGGTGCCTCTGTGGTTACCACATCTACCTTAGACGTATCATATGACGGAGGAACCACCACGGTAGCAGATTTAACGTATGCCACATCATTAAACACCGACATCTCGTATCGAAGAATTGATGTACTTACTTCTACGTTAAATACCACAGCAGCACAATCCATACAAGCAAGAGCAGGATTAGTAAACGCACGACGAACCCCGTGTTTTTCTGGCGTACTAGTCGTAACGTATGAATATGACCATAGTACTAGTACCACAATTATTAATAGTATACAAACGCCTATTATGGACGAAGCAGGATTATCAGGCGGGTCTACCACGGCTGACAAATCACGATTTACTCGTCAATTAAATATTCAAGAACCTGGTACCATTACCTTAGTACAATCGGGTATTATGGCCTCATATGTAGCATCGGGTGCAGTCAGCGTAGATTTCCGTGTGGGAAGTCAAGCAAGTCGTGTATATGCACATCCGGCGGCAAGTGTTCGTGCTGGGGGGATGACGCACATGCGCCGAATTGATGCGGGTGCTGTTGGTGGAGTGGCAGGGTTAACGTTAGCACGAGGATATAATGAATTAGTCGTAGATTGGTTTGCTACGGGAACCACGTTGGGAACTATTCCATCGAACATGTCGGCATTATTATTCTTAAATTATACCAGTGGTAAACATGCTGATGGTGATGGTGTTCATAGTCATACCACCATTTGGGGAATTACGTCATATGTTAGCGGATGGCCAGCTACTACCGGAATGCGTAGACAATTAACAAGTGACACCACACCAATTATTCCCGAAACGAACTATTGGTTAACGGGTGCAGGATTTCAATTAATTTTAATGCCGTTTGGTACCTCAGCAGGAACAATTGGGGGCGCATTTCTCGGAGAAGTTCAAGCAGGAGAAGGAGAAGGCGCAGGATTTCGTCCATTTTATAACTTTATCTATCAAAGTCTTGCGGAAATATCACCCAGTGTGATGTTTGCACGAGCACGAGATGATATGAAACGATGGCCGAATGACCCCGATACCAATCGGTTAGATATTGAAACCACTCGGCAATATCGGTATGATACCAATTTACAAGTCAGTACAACCAACGGTGCAATTTTTCAATCCTATATGATGTTGACCTATCATGCCATTACGTATACAATTGCGGGTACAATAACCAATAGTGCCGGTGGTACGGTAACGATTACTGCTCATGATGATACAAATAATTTAGTGATTGGCAGTACTACCCGAACCGGAAATGGGTCGTATAGTATTACGTGGTATGATAACACATCGAACGTATATACAGAAGCAGTGGAAAGTAGTGTGTTAATCGGTCGGTCAGCTACAGGTACGGCGGCATAATTTATGTCAGTCTTTGATATTTCATTACGTGATAATGGTACGGGAACCTTTGACGTTTCACTTGCCGATGTAGTTGGAACCACTGGACAAATCAAAGTGTGGACAGGCGCGGCGTGGGAAGCAAAACCGATGAAAGTGTGGACGGGTGCCGCATGGGTCACAAAACCCGTGAAATTTTGGAATGGTGCTTCTTGGATAACTACCCCGTATTAAATTAGCATTGACACACTGATACATACTATTTATCTGTAAAGGTTTCATGAAGAGGAATTATGAAGAAAAAAACAACTAAGTTACCAACAATTTATATACAAATCGCATCATATCGCGACCCCGAATTATTGCCTACGTTAAAAGATTGTTTGGCAAAGGCAACACATCCCGAACGATTGTCTTTTGGAATTGCATGGCAACATTCTCCATACGAAGAATGGGACAATTTAGACGAGTATAAAGATGATCCTCGTTTCACTATCATTGATATTGATTATCGTGATGCTAGAGGTCCATGCTGGGCGCGACATCAATTAAATACGGCATATAAAAAACAAACATATACCCTACAATTAGATTCTCATCACCGATTTATTCAGGGATGGGACGATGAACTTGTGTATATGTTAGAAGAGTTACGAACTCCTACCTGCAAAAAACCATTACTAAGTTCGTATTTACCAAGTTTTAATCCAGCAAACGATCCCGCTGATCGAATAGATATTCCATGGATTATGGAATTTGATAGATTTGCGCCGGAAGGCCCTGTGCATTTTCTCCCACATACCATCGATGATTACAAACAAAGAACTAAACCAATCCCAGCACGGTTTATTTCTGGGCACTTTATTTTTGCAGATGGAAAATTCTGTAAGGAAGTACCCTATGATCCAGAATATTATTTTCACGGAGAAGAAATTAATTTGTCAGTACGAGCTTATGTGGCGGGATATGATCTTTTCGCGCCACAAAAATCTATTATATGGCACGAATACATACGTAATAATAAAAAGAAGCATTGGGACGATCATGGAAATTGGGTTGAGCTTAACAATATTTCTCATAAGCATAATAGAGAATTGTTAGGAATGGAAATGTCTCAACATGCCACATTGGAAGCTAATGTACGAACATTGAAAGACTATGAAATATACGCTGGTCTAGAATTTAGTACTAGACGAGTACATACTCGTACTTTGGAAAAACAACAACCGCCCGTTTCAAAAAATGAAAACGATCATCTAACTGGACTCAAAACATACCATCGAATGTGTATAGATGTATATAAACCAACATTCACAGAAAATGATTATATTTTTTGGGCAGTTGCATTTCATGATAAAGATGGGAATGAGATTTATAGAGAAGATGCTTCGAAAGAAGAAATCGCTCAATGGTTAAGCATTCCTATGGAACAAGATAAATTTGTTCATGTATGGAGAAATTTTTATTCTGATGCGCTACCACATAGCTGGGTCATTTGGCCGCAAAGTGAATCAAAAGGTTTTGTAGATAGACTGACGGGGGTATTCCCAGAATGAAAAAAATATTTATACATCTTCCTGCGTATAGAGAACCTGAATTAATTCCTACGATAGAAGACGCACTTGCTCGTGCGAAATACCCAAAACGCCTTCGGTTTGGGATATGTCGTCAATATAATCCATTAGATGAGTTTGATAATGTTGATAAATACAGAACCGATGCGCGATTTAAAATTATAGATATTCCTTTTGAACAAGCAAAAGGATTACCGTATGCAAGAGCAAGAATTAATGAATTAATTACCGATGAAGATTATATCTTACAATTAGATGCCCATCATAGATTTGTTGATGATTGGGATGATATCTTAATTAAAATGCATACGCAGTTGGAAAAGAAAAAATTTAAACCTATCTTAACCGGATATCTTCCATACTACAATCCATTTAATGATCCAGCGGAACGTACAATGCAACCGTGGAAGCAAGAATTTGCGTGTTTCTATCCACATGGAACTATTTTTATCCGACCCACGGGCATTCCTAATTGGCAAGAATTAACGGAACCAATTCCTTCTCGTTTTATTTCTGGGCATTTTGCATTTGCTAGAACCGAATGGGCAAAAGAAATTAAGCACGACCCTGACATTTATTTCAGTGGAGAAGAATTAAATTTAACGGTTCGCTCCTTTACCCATGGATGGGATTTATTTCATCCACATCGATTGGTAATATTTCATGCTACTATGCGAGAAGAGCGCAGCGGTAAATTAATTTGGGACGATCAATACAAGCGCGGAGAAAATTGGTGGAGTGCACAGGATAGAGCACGGGCAAAAATACGTCAATTACTTCGTACTGAAAATAATAAATTTAATCTTAGTGGTTATGATTTAGGAACCGTTAGAACATTGCATGAGTACGAACGATATGCAGGAGTATGTTTTAAAAATAAATCCGTGCAACAATATACGTTAGATAACAATTTACCACCAAATCCACCGATGTCGGATATTGAATGGAAACGTTCATTGGTAAAATCATTCTATCATTTAGTAACAATATATAAGCATGATTTTCCTAATATGGATTATGCGTCTATATTAGTAGCATTTGATGATGAACATAATCAAAAAATACATCATCGATATATTGATGGGAATAAATTAAAAGAATTTATGGAAAACGGAACAACTATTCATTACGAAGAATTTTTTACTACAAATATAATTCCTCGTAAGATGGTAATATGGCCGTATAGTAAAGAGCGTGGTTGGTGTGAACGAACGGAATACATTTTATGAGGATATATTAATGGCTGATTATATAATTACTACTGAAGATTCATCTGTTCATTGGAAGCATTTCAATGTACAAAACAAAACAGTTCTTGATTTGGGATGTGGGCGATGGTACACGGAAACGTTTGAAGAATTTAGCCCAGTTTATTTTAATAGGGAGTCAGCCAAATTAGTAATTGGAATTGATTCTAATTCAGATGAAATAAGTTACTATCAAAGTAAGCTCGGTGATAATACCGATTTTATTTTTGAAACTAAAAATATATTAAATACAAGTGACATTATTGAGCTATTACAAAAATATCCGGAAGTAAATGCATTAAAATGTGATATAGAAGGACATGAAAAAGTTTTGTTGGAATTAAATGCATCTCATCTTTCTAATATTGATGAATTAGCAATAGAAGTTCATAGTAAAGAATTAAATGAATTATTTACTCAAAAGATAACAGAATGGGGATTTGTTCTTAAATTATATGCACCAATAACACACAACGGAGATAGATTGGGTGTGTTGTTCTGTGAAAGGAAATAATTATGAAAAAACTAAATGTTTATTTTTTAGAAACATGTTATCCATATCTTACATGGCATGATGTTTTTTTAGAATTAGTCATTTATTTAAAAAATAATTATGAGGTAAATTTAATACATCAGAAATGTAATTTTTTGCAATTACCAAACTATGATTACGCATTATCAGATTGTGAAATTTTAATTGAAGATGTTGAAAATGATGTATTGCGAGGAATAACTTTTTCCGAAAGTCGTACTGGATTTTTTGATAATGTTTTTGCTAAAAGAAATAATAAAAATGATATATTGATGTTAACGCAATATTATGGATGGTTTCCTAGATATTTTAAAGCAGAAGAACATTATAACTTTAAAATTTTACCAACAACGTATTATACGTTTAGACCAACAATAAATCACAATTACTGGTATAGACAAAGACAGTTTATGTCTTATGATAATTTATTTGATCAGATGTTTTGTTTATCATCTACTGGAAGAGGAGACTTACCTAGGCTCCGAGACAAGGGAGTCATGGGTCCATTAGTGCAAGGAAGTGATTATTTTGATCATGCAATACGATACAAAGTGGGATTTTCTGTAACAGGTGTTCCAGAAATTTGTTGTAGAGAAATTGAATATATGGCGATAGGGTTGCCTAATTTTAGATTAGAATACATGACTCAATTGAACCCACCACTTATTCCAAACTATCATTACATAGCAGTTGATAGATCAAATTTTCCATGGGACGCGAACAAAGATCGTGAAGGTGGTGATGAATACGTTCAAGCATACATTGAAAGATTTAATGAAGTAAAGGATGATAAAGAATTTCTTACGTTCATATCAACTAACGCAAGAAAGTATTATTTAGAAAATTGTAGCGACGAAAATAGATTGAAGCATATAGTTTCTTCATTAGGATTATAAAATGATAACAAATCTCTCAGAAAAAATTGCATTATGCTATACAGTAGCCGGTCCTACATACAAGAAAAATGCGTTTAATTTATTAAAAAATAGATATGTGCATGAAAATATTCAGTATTTTGTTATTACCGATGATAAAGAATATTTTTCTGAAGTTTTTTCTGATGACATAATAATTAAAGAATTACATGATTTTTATGAAGAATATCCAGAAATAGAACCATATGAGTATTTTTATAAAACTAATGATTTAGAGGAATATGGAAATGCTTTTTTACAAAAAGATTATTCATTTCCTTTTTCTGCAATGAGATTTCACCTTAAGTTAGCACAACAACATAATATAACAAACGTAGGATTACTCGCAACCGACTCTACTATTAGACTAGATTTAATAAATGATGTTTTATTGTCCAATAAAAATATATTATATAATGCCGTTTCTTTATGGCCTAATTATGAACATGATTTTATTAAAATACAATATATAGAAGAAATTGTAGAGCGTATTTGGAATACAAAACTAAATAAATCCATCATGGTATACGACGAAGCCGCAAGATTTTATGTGTTCAGTGACGTTGAGTTTATGAATAAATTTTTCTCAATGTGGCATGAATTAATTGTAGAGATGTATAAAACAACCACAATAAAACATTTTCGCGGAACGTTTATGCACAATGAAGAATTGATGTTGGCAGTTATATACGATTTATTAAAAATCACACATCCAGATCCATACATAGGTTTATTTCATGTAGATCATGATTTAGAACAAGAACGGCCTTGGACAGTAGGGGCTGGGCCATGGAGAGTATAGTATGAAAGACACGATTATCAGTATGTATGGTTCTCATAATTCTGCTATAGCACTTAGTATAGATGGAGTTATACAACCAATTATAGAAGTTGAACGATTTTGTAATGCAAAAAATGCAGCAACATCTCAATACAAAGTGGTAAATAACCCACACATTGTTGTACAATCAATAATGAATTGGATTAAAAAAACATATAATATTGAAGAATTTGATGTTTGTTTACATCAAAATACTGAGGTTATTTATGATGAGATCACATATATTATGCATAGCTATATAAATGCAAAAACTAAGATTTCTCAAAAACATCATGAGTCTCATGCTGCTGGAGCATTTTATCAATCTCCATACAAAGAAGCATTAATTTTTTCGTTTGACGGTGGTGGAAATGACGGTAAATTCAATATATATATGGCTGAACGAAGTTCTGGTGTAACGTTATTAACATCTGTATTAAATCCTATTAAAGGCAGTCCTCATATTTATTATGATTTAGGATTTCCTTATATGATATTTGGACATTATTTAAAAGATATACGATATGAAAGTATAGGAGATGGTAACCTAGTATATTCTGGAAAAATAATGGGATTAGTATCCTATGGAAATATTAACTACGAATGGCTTCCACATTTTATTAATTTTTATAAACAAGACCCACAAGGTCATAATTATATAGAATTATTAAACACATTAGGCAATGAAATCGGAGTTACTTTTGATCAAAATGACAGATTGGATGGACAACTTGCATATGACATAGCAGCAACTTCACAAAAAGCATTTGAGGAATGTTTCTTAGAAGTAGCGCGACCATACATGGAAATGTATCCTAATTTGCCAATTTGCATGGCGGGAGGATGTGCACTAAATATTATATTAAATACTAAATTGGTTAATGAGTTTAATAAATCTGTTTTTGTTGGACCTAATCCAAGTGATTGTGGAATAGCAATTGGTTCGTTATTAAATTATTTGAAGCCATCTGATCCAATAGATCTTACCTATATGGGAATTCCTATATTAGATATAGATTTATTAAGTGATTATGCACAATCACTACCAGTACGAGAATTGACTACAGAACAAGTATTTAATCCTTATTTCAAAATACATTCCGATATTTTATTAAATGATATTGTGGAAGGAAGTATTGTCGGTGTTATGAGAGGCAATTCAGAACATGGTCCTCGTGCGTTGGGAAATAGAAGTATTTTATGTAATCCTTCTATACCGAATATGAAAAATGTATTAAATGAAAAAGTTAAAAATAGAGAATGGTATAGACCATTTGCACCGGTAGTTAGATTGGAAGATGTTGATAAATATTTTGAATGGAATTTTGAATCTAGATGGATGAGTTTTTGTCCAGTGGTTAGGCCCGAGTGGAGAGAAAAACTAATATCTATTACTCATGTAGATAATACTGCAAGAGTACAGACGGTTACTAAAGCTCAAAATGAATGGCTTTATAATTTATTATCAAAATTAGAAGATGCTACTGGGGTAGGGGTATTATTAAACACTTCATTTAATGTAAATGGAAAGCCAATTTTATCAACGGTAAAAGATGGTTTTGAAATTTATAACAAAACTCAACTTGATTGTCTATTAATTGAAAATGTGTATTTTAGAAAAAAAGGATTTTTCGTATGAATAATGATGTAATTGAGCAAAAGTTACTGGATATTATAAATCTACTACCACCAGAACAACGATTAAAAATTAAAGAATCAATAAATTATAATACATTAGAAGTTACTCCAAATTTAACAGTAGTCACTGGGTTGTGGAATATTAATCGTTTAGATAGATCATTTGATCATTATATCGAAAACTTTAAAAAATTTTTACAAATACCAGTAAATTTATTTATATATGTTCCAAAAGAACTGGAACATATTGTATGGGAATATAGAACACCGGCAAATACTTATGTAAGAAATTTTGAATTAACCGATATTAAAAATTTATATTCTCCGTTTTGGGATAGAACACAACAAATAAGATCTTCTCCGGAATGGCTTAATTTAACAGGAGAACATGGTTGGTTAAAACATAGTCCACAGGCTACGTTAGAGTGGTACAATCCAATAGTACAGTCTAAAATGTTCATGTTACATGATGCAAAAATAATGGACGTATTTAATACGGAATATTTTATTTGGTTAGATGCGGGTATAACAAATACCGTATATGAAAATTATTTTATAAAAGAACGTTGTTTGGATAAAATTATACCGCACTTAAATACATTTTTATTCTTAAGCTATCCATATGAAACACAAGACGAAATTCATGGATTTAAGTATGATATAATTAAAAATTATACTAATTGTGATGTTAAATATGTTTGTAGGGGTGGTTTGTTTGGAGGACACAAAGATTTTATATCAAATGCTCATTCTACATATTATCATTTATTAGATAAGACTTTAAATAATAATGCGATGGGTACCGAAGAAACTTTGTTTAGTATGATGGCGCATTTAGAACCACATATATATCGAAGATATTCTTTGGATGGAAATGGATTAATTGTAAAATATATACAAAATCTTTTAAATGATTCCGCTGAGTTGGAATTGGTTGAAACAACTTCGCGCAACCTTTTTAAAGGAGCGTATAACGAAAAAATAAATAAAACTTCATTATACGTATTATCATTTAATTTTCCAGAACAATTTGAAACTTTACTAAAAAGTTTCGAAGCACATTCTGAATGGTTAGATCGTCCACGAAAAATATTAATTAATAATTCAAATGATCAAACAGTCATGGCTAGGTATAATGAATTATGTGATAAATATAATTTCGAACAAATAATTACCGGTGAAAATTTAGGAATAAATAGAGGTCGAATGTTTGCCGCTAAACACTTTCAAGAAAGCGATAGTGATTATTATTTATTTTTTGAAGATGATATGTGCCTCCACGCACCAGAGGTACCTACGTTTTGTAGAAATGGGTTTAGAAATTATATTCCTAATTTATATAAAGCTATTCATCAAATAATGGCAAAGGAAGAATTTGATTTTTTGAAATTGTCATTTAGTGAAGTATATATGGATAATAATATTCAAGTTTCTTGGTATAATGTTCCGCAAGAAGTAAGAACTGCTGTATGGCCTGACTATGATAAACTACCCATTTCAGGAATAGATCCCAATGCTCCTAGAACTAAATTTGATAAAATAGATACTTATGAAAATATATCTTATATATCCGGTGAAATTTATTATGCAAATTGGCCGATGATAGTTAATAAAAAAGGAAATTATAAAATGTTTTTAGAGACTGAATGGGTGCACCCATACGAACAAACGTGGATGAGTTATATGTATCAAAAAACACGAGAAGGGTATATCAATCCGGCAGTATTATTAGCATCTCCTATAAATCATAACAGAATATGTCACTACACACCAGAACAGCGTAGAGAAAACTAATAATATAAACTACTTATATAAGTACACTTACTTAAATTATATGGGATTAGCAGAATACATAAATTCAGGAATGCGGTTAACTCGGGATAATATTACGTTTCAAACAAATGATTCTGGTACGGGATCTGTAGATCTTGGATCTGCATACATTTTGCTTGGAATTAATACAACTGCACCATGTAGAATTAGATTTTATGATAATCAAGAAAGTTTAATGAATTTGCAAGAACAAACGAGAACGTTTGATGATAGAAATATCTCCGCTTCAATTGCATTAGTAGGAGATTTTAATATGACTGCGGCGGGGACATATACGGTAGACCCCGTTGTGTATGGAGTAATATCAGTTCCAACTGCAAGTTTAACACATTTTAAAGTTGATAATACTGGATCTGGATTATTTCCGACAGTAACCGTGAACAGATATTTGTTAGAAAATTCTTCAATAAATATTAGTAATAGAGTAACGTTACCTTCTATTCAACAAACATTAAGCCCAGATCAAATAAAAGTTGGTACATTAAGTACTTCAATTCCACGTACATATTTATTAGTTAGCTGCTCACTATCAGATCCTACTCACTTAGCTAGATTGCGTTTATACAGCGATAGTTCAGCATTATCAAACAGTGCAGAAATATCAAGATCTTTTGCAACGGAATCGGTTGAACGCAAATTAATAGTTGATGCAATTCTTTCTGGAAACGAGATCGCCTATTTTACGCCAAAAATAGTAGGGGCAAATTTACAATATGCTGGTAGTAATTTATTATCAATTGCGAATAATAGAACCTCATTAGACGGC